GCGCATCCTCGCAGGCGGTCAGGGCCAATTCTGCGGAGACGACGCCTCTGGCCACCGTGGACGCCGCAAGGGGGCGGGTCCTTCCCGGGGTTTGAAATACGGGCGGTCAGGGGCCCCGGGCTTCAGTCCTATGGCCGGGAAATCAATCCTAACTGAGCCGGATGAGCCCGAGCGGTTCGATTACGCGAGCGATTCGCCCGGCGCGGTGCTCTGGGGCGCGCTGGGGAGGCCGAATTGACCGACGCGCCCGAATCCGCAGCGCTGGGCGTCAACGCCTTCGCCCGCGAAGTCGGGCTGACGCATGGCCGCATTTCGCAGCTCGTGCGGCAAGGCCTGCCGCGCGGCGACGATGGAAAGATTCCGGTGACCGCCGGCAAAGCGTGGATCGCGGCAAACGTGCGGATGCGCGTCAAGCAGACCGCCACCGATAGCGACGCGCGGATTGCGTCGCGCGCCGAGCGTGAGCGCCACGAGGCCGAACTTGCGCGGCTGAAAGTCGAAGAGCGCGCCGGCCGCTTCGTGGCGAAGGATGAGGTTCGCGCTGCAGCGTATGAGCGCGCCCGCTTCGAACGTGACGCGCATCTGGGCTTCGTGGCGCGCTTGGCGCCGACGCTCGCCGCAGAACTTGGCGTCGATCAGGCCCGCGTCTTTGCGATCCTCGACCGCGAAATGCGCGACCACCTCACGCGCCTTGCAGACACCGCGCTTGAGGTGAAGCCATGAGCGCCGCACTCGCCACCTATGACGAAGCTTGGCGCGAAGGGCTGCGCCCCGAACCGCAGATGCTTGTCAGCGATTGGGCGGACGCGCATCGGCGCTTGCCCGCGACCGTCGCCGAGCCGGGACCGTGGCGCACCGATCGCACGCCGTACCTCCGCGAGATCATGGACGCGCTTTCTGTCAGCTCACCGATCGAGCGCGTTGTGCTCATGAAGGGCGCGCAATTGGGCGGGACGGAAGTCGCGCTGAATTTTCTCGGCTACGTCATCGCCAACGCGCCCGGCCTCGCGCTGCTGGTCATGCCTTCTGTGGACATGGTGAGGCGCAACACCCACACCCGAATCGATCCGATGATCGCGGCCACGCCAGCGCTTACATCGCGCGTTGTGCCGGCGCGTGGGCGCGAGCCCGGCAACACGGCGACGACAAAGCGTTTCGTCGGTGGTGAGCTCGTGATGACGGGCGCGAACTCCGCGGCTGCGCTGCGCTCGACGCCCGCGCGCTACATCGTCCTGGACGAATGTGACGCCTTCCCGCTTGATGTCGAAGGGGAAGGTGATCCCGTCGCGCTCGCCGAAAAGCGCTCGACCACGTTTCGCGGCAAGCGCAAGCTGCTCATGGTTTCGACGCCGACGCTCCGCGATTTTTCGCGCATCGAGGCCGCCTACAACGAAAGCGATCGCCGCCGCTATTTCCTGCCATGCCCGCACTGCGGCGCGATGGGAACGTTGGAGTGGGAGCGCATCGTCTGGCCCAAGGGCGAGCCGCACAAAGCCGCCGCGCGATGCGAGCACTGCGGCGAGCTCATCGCGGAGTCGCACAAGCTTGCCATGCTCGCTGCCGGCGAGTGGCGCGCGACCGCTGACGGCGACGGCCGCACCGCCGGCTTCCATGTGTCGGGCCTCTACAGCCCGTTTCAAACCTGGGCCGAGATCGCCGCGAAGCTTCTGGCGGCGAAGCGCGACCCGGCGCGCCTCAAGGTCTGGAAGAACACGGAATTGGGTGAAAGCTGGGACGAAGGGCAAACCAAAATCGAACCGGAGGCGCTCGCAAACCGCGCCGAAGATTGGGGCGACGCGCTGCCGGAAGGCGTCGCGGTGCTCACTGCCGGCGTCGACGTGCAAGACGATCGGCTCGAGCTGGAAATCGTCGGCCACGGGCGCGGCGAGGAAACGTGGTCGATCGCCTATCATGTGCTCTACGGCGACCCCGCTGGCGCCGCGCTCTGGCGAGAGCTTGACGCGATCCTGCTGCAGCGTTGGCCGCATCGGCGCGCCGTCGCTGATCTGCCGGTGCGCGCGTGCTGCATCGATTCCGGCGGACACTTCACCGGCCAAGCGGTTCGCTTCGCTGCCGAGCGCGCACAGCGCCGCGTGTGGGCGATCAAAGGCGCGAGCGGCCCCGGCCGTCCGCCATGGCCGCGCAAGCCGTCGCGCAGCGCTAAGACACGGCTGCCGCTCTACATCATCGGCACCGATGGCCTGAAAGAAACCGTAGCGGCGCGCCTTGCGATCGAGACGCCGGGACCTGGTTACATGCACTTCCCCGAGGGCCGCGAAGCCGAGTGGTTTTCGCAGCTCGTGAGCGAGCGCATCGTGACGCGCTATCACCGGGGCCGCGCGAAGCGTGAGTGGGTGAAGCCGAAAGACGCGCGCAACGAAGCGCTCGATTGCCGCGTCTATGCGCTCGCCGCGCTCGAAGGTTTGAAGTCGCTGGGCCTGCGTCTCGACATCGAAGCGCAGCGCCCCGCCGATGCGCCGTTGCGCACTGAGGCCGATCCAGTTTCGACGCCGCGCGCGCCGCGAACGATCCGCTCGAAGTGGATGCAGACATGAGTATTTTCCGCATGATCAGCCCGGCGCGGCCGGCGGGCAGCGGCCTTAGCGTGGCGGAGATAAAGCAACGACAGGCCAAGCTTTATTCCGAACTTACGTCGCTCGCACACAAAGTGCCCAAGGGCACATGGACCGAAGATCATTGGCTGCAACTGCGACAGCTCGCATCCGACTATCTCGATCACACCACGCCAATGCGCCGATTCCCGGTCCCGCCCCCCGCAGGGTGTGGCTCCACTGCGGCCAGCGCATTTGTCGAGTGCATCTTGCGGGATGAGTACGAAGGCCTCGCAGCAACGGCGGTCGATTGCATGCGGTTTCGTGCTGTGGACGCCGCGCTGCAGGCGCTCCAATTTTTCCCGCACGTTCGCCCGAGTCTGCACTTGCGCGGTGCGTTTAGCACGGTGTGGCAGCTTCTCCCGATTTATCGCGGGAGGGCAAACGATGTCAGCGCCGCGCTTCGTCTGATCTTGCCGCCGTATAACGGGCCGACCCCGCTTACGCTCTATCGCGGCCAGACCCGCGCCGATCATGAGGCGAAAATCTATCGCTGCTCGTGGACGACGAAGCCGGCGACCGCGTGGCGATACGCGACCTATCACCTGGAACTGGGCCTCACCGTTCCCACCGTGATCTTGGAGGCCGTCGCGCCCCGCGATGCGATCATCTGCGCCTTCTACGACCGCAGCGCCGAGGTCGTGGTGGACCCGTCCAAGCTTGTCGATTTGCGCCTGAAGGAGTCGCTGGGATGAACGTCACCCGCAAAGAACTTGAAGCCGCCGCTGAGCGCGGCGCTGCGGCGGTGTTGTGCGGCCGACTCGATCTGCTCGACCCCGTCGCCGCCATCATTGAAGCGCTCGACGCGATGGACGCTGATTGCGACCTCGAAAGCGGCGCGGACTTTGAGGACGGCGCCGACATCGAGCGCGGCGGCTGGGATTCCGGCGCAACGCCTGACCAGTACCGCCTGACCTATGACATCGGCCCCGACTTGAAGGCCCGCTCATTCGGCGTGTTGCCGCCCGGTGTGCCGGGGTTTGAACGAGTCACAACGTCACTTCCGGTGCGCGAGATCGAGCGCCAACGCGCCTTGGTGCGACGGCTGGAGGCGGGGCTTATCCCCAGCCGCGCTCAAATTCCCCCACAGAAAGAGGCGATGCAGACCGTTGACAGGCTGTCAGGGGTCGGCGATTTATGGCGCTGACAAGTCGTCAGTGGAGGCGAGCGGCCGGAATGCTCCGTAATATTTCAACCGCCGAACTTTGCAGGGGCCTTGGCCTCTCAAGGGCTCGCCTCGACCAGCTCGTTTCGCGCGGGCTGATCGCGCCCCAGCATAAGCCGGAGCCGGGCAAGGCGCGCGAGTGGACAATCATCGACGCCCTACGGGTCGCCGTCTTCATCGACTTGGCGGACACGCAAGGCGTAACCCTCGACCCCGTAGTTTCAAATAACCCTGGGGTCCTGATCAATCTGCGCGACAGGCTGCAGCCGGGCCGCGTTGGCCTCTTCGCGGAAGGCCGGACGTTTCTCGTTATTTCGCGGCTGACGCTTTCGTTAGTGCCGGCCTCCAAGCGCGGCGAGCCCGCAAAGCCTTCCATCCCCACCGCGCTCACTGACGAGCTACATCCGCGCATCGTGTCAGAGCGAAACTTGCCGCGCGAGCTTGCCGAAGCGCGGCACTCCGCCGCCATCGTGATTGATCTCGGCGCCGTGGAGGAACGCCTGCTGGCCTTCTGGCCGAAGGGCGACGCGCAGTGAGCGCCCGCAAACAAGTTCGCGCCGCCCCCGGCGCGAAACCGTCCGCCGCCGGTAGCTTACTGCAACGCCTCACCGAGCGCGTCGCAGGGGCGGTGAAACACGTCTTTCTCGGGCGTGGCCTTGAAGCTGCCGGCGGCGGCCGTCGCTGGCCTACCAACTCCACCGCGCGCAATCCCGCAGCGGTGGCGCGTGCTGGCGCTGAGACGGTTGGCGCCCGCGCCACCTACTACGCGATGAACAACGCGCACGGCGCCAACATCATCGAGACAATCGCAAGCGCGATCCTTGGCGAAGCTGGTCCGCGTCCGCTGCCGCAACATCCTAAGCCGATCGTCAATCGCTCGCTGCGCCGCCGCTTCGCCCGTTGGGCTGCATCGGCTGGCGTCAACGGCGAGCACTTGGCCGACGTGCTGCGCCTCGCGCTCAACGCCATGATGACGAGCGGCGACGGCTTCATTGCATTGCAGACCGATGACGAAGATCAGCTCCGCCTTGTGGTGCTGGACTCCGAACAAGTGGACCGCGCCAAGACGGTCGAACTCGAAGGCGGCCGGCGCATCGTGGAAGGCGTCGAGCTAGACGCCGCTGGCCGCGTCGCCGCCTTCTGGGTTTTTCCGGATCGCCCGTCCGCGCCGTTCATGCACGCTTTCCAAAGCGAGCGCATCGAGGCCAGCGAAATCTTGCACCTCTTCCGGCCAACCGTGCCGGGCCAGGTGCGCGGGCTTTCCATCCTCGCGCCGGTGCTGACGAAGCTCGCCGAAGTGGACAGCATCGAGGACGCGCTGCTGGCGCGACTTCGCGTCAGCGCGCTGATGTGTGCATTCATCGTCGATCCAGATGGAGCCGCCGGCTTCGAAGGCGATGAGCGGGACGGCATCCTCGAAACCGGAATGGAGCCGGGCGCCATGAAGGTGCTGCGCCCGGGCCAATCAATCGAGACGCCCAACCTTCCGACCGTCAACGACGGCAACGAGTTTTTGAAATCGCAACTGCGCGGCGTCGCTGCTGGCGTCGGCATCGCTTACGAGCAATTGAGCGGCGACCTTTCCGGCGTGAACTACTCCAGCATCCGAACCGGCTTGCTGGAGCATCGCCGCCGCATCGGTGCGCTACGCCGCCAAACGATCGAACCGCGCGTGCTTGATCCGCTCTGGCGCCGCTGGGTGACGCTGGAAGTTTTGAGCGGTCGTCTTGACGCCGCCGACTTCGAAATGGCGAGCGAAGATTATTTTGACGTTGAGTGGGTCTGGCCCGCGTGGGGCATGATCGATGCAACGAAGGAAACCGACGCCGAGATCAGCGCGATCAACGCCGGCCTGAAATCGCGCCGCGAAGTGATCGCGGCGTCGGGCCGCGATGCCGACGCCGTAGCCGAAGACATTGCAGCCGAGCCGCCGCTGCCGACCGCGCCTGCCAAACAACCCGCAACGGAGTCAGCCGAACAATGAGAGGCGCCCTCGCACTTTCCGCCCGCGCCGCGACGCTCACGCCGGCGACGGTCAACGAAGCAGATCGCACCGTTGACGTGATCGCCGCGACAGGCGCCGGCGTCCAACGCCGCGACGCTCGCGGACCCTTTATCGAGCGCCTCGACATGCAGGGCTTTGAGCCCGTCGCACTTGTCGGTGCGTCGGTGCTCAACTCGCACAAGCAAGGCGACCTTGCCGACGTGCTCGGCGTTGTCGTCGCCGCCTGGCGCGAGGGCGACAAGCTCATGGCGCGCCTGCTGATCGAACATGAGGCGACGTGGAAGCGCGTGAAGGCGGGCATCCTGCGTCACGTCTCCATTGGCTACGAGGTCGCGCGGTTCATCGAGAGCCGCGATCCCCAAACAGGCGCGCGCGTGCTCACCGCGGCGCAATGGACGCCCCGCGAAGTGAGCTTCGTTCCGGTCCCTGCCGACACAGCGGCCGTCACAAGAGGAAAACCCAAAATGCATCGCTACATCATCGACGAGAACGGCTTTCTCGTTGAACTCGACGCCGCCGGCCAAGTGCTTCGCCGATCGGCTGCGGCGGTTCAATTCGTCCGCACCGGCCTAAGCGAGGAAGACGTGGACGAGCTGCGCGCCGACGAGGAAAGCGCCGAAGAAACGAGCGACGAGGCGCCAGACGTTGCCGCGCTTCGCAGCACCACAGACGCCGCCCTGGCCGCCGAGCGTGACGCCGTACCGGCGGAAACGCGGGAGGCCCGCGCTGCCCGGCTTGCATCGCTCCGCACGCGCTCACCGCATGTGCGGGCAGTGCAGACTCGCACGCCGAGCAATGACGATCCGGCGGTGCGCGCCGAGCGGATGGGCGAAGCGATCTATGCTCGCTTCAACCCGACGCACCAGCTTTCCGAGCCGGCGCGCCAATTTGCCCACATGAGCGTGGTCGATCTGGCCCGCTCCGCGCTTCGCCACTCCGGCGCATCGATCAGCGGTTTGTCCGCCGACACGCTGATCACCCGCGCGCTGAGCACCTCGGACTTCCCGCTGGCGCTCGGCAACTTCACGAACCGCGAACTGCGCACCGGTTACGATGCGGCGCCGTCCGCGCTTCGCCAAGCCGCACGCCAGACCACGGCCAAGGACTTCCGCGCCAAGCAAAAGATCATGGTGGAAACGTCAGCGCAGCTTGAGAAGGTGAATGAGCTCGGAGAATTCAAGCACGGCGGCATGGTCGAGGCGGCGGAATCCTATCGCATCGACACCTACGGCAAGATCGTCACGATCAGCCGTCAGACGCTCGTGAACGATGATCTCGGCTGGACTTCTGATCTGGCGCGAGGCCTTGGCCGCGAGGCCGCATCGTTCGAAGCGCGCTTCCTGGTCGAACTGCTGGAATCCAATGCCGGCTTTGGCCCGACGATGAGCGACGGCGATCCGCTCTTTGATGAGGCGCACGCCAACGTCACCGATGGGGTGGGTTTGTTCGAAATGCAGAACGCGCTCGATGCAGGCCGCATCGCGATGCGCAAGCAGCGCTCACTCAACGGTGACGTGATCGGCATCGGCCCGAAATTCCTGATCGTTCCAACCGACATGGAAACCGAGGCAGAGATGGTGCTGACCGCGATCACACCGAACCGCGTCGATGACGTAAACCCGTTCAGCCATCTCACGTTGCTGGTTGAGCCGCGTCTCACCGATGGCGAACGCTTCTACCTCGCTGCCGATCCGGCCCAAGTCGAAGGCTTGGAATATGCGTACCTCGCGGGCGCACCTGGCCCGCAGACCGAAACGAAGACCGGCTTCGAAGTCGATGGCGTCAGCGTCAAGGTCCGCTTGGACTACGGCGCCGGCTTCGTCGATTGGCGCGGGTGGCAAATGAACCCCGGCCTCGACGAAGCGGAAGGCGGCTAAGCAATGGCGACGCTCGATGAACTGCGCGGCGCACGCGACAAATTGCTGACAGGCAAGCGCGTCGCGTCGATCACCAGCGGCGGGCGGACGGTGCAATACGTCGCCGCCGACCTCGCAGACATCGAGCGCCGCATTCGTGAACTTGAAAAGCAGGAGGGCGCGCGGCCGGTTTCAACCGTGCACGTCCGCCCTCGGAAAGGATGGTAAGACACCATGCGGAATTATGTTCAACCCGGCGACACCGTTACGCTCCTTGCGCCTGCGGCGCTCGCTTCCGGCGAGCCGTTCGCGGTGGGCGCGCTCTTTGGCGTCGCGGCCTACGCGGCCGGTAGCGGCGACGAAGTCGAAGCCAAGCGCACCGGCGTCTTCGATCTGCCGAAGACAACCGGCGAAGCGTGGACCGTAGGGGCGCGCCTCTACTGGAACGCCGGCACCAAGAAACTTACGACCACCGTTGGAAGCAATCTGTTTGTCGGCGCAGCGCTCGCTGCCGCTGGCGAGAGCGCGGAAACCGGCCGAGTGATCCTCGCCGGTACGGTGGCGGCAGTGCCCCCGCCGCCGCCACCGCCGCCGCCTGGTCCGTAATCGGAACACCCCGCGGGCTGCTGATTCTGAGGGCGAGCCGGCGCGTCCGAAAACGGAAGCCAACCTCCCTGCAGCCCGATGGGGCGCCGTTTCAGGAAACGCGGCGCGATCCTCCGAGGGTCAAGGTTGGCGACGCCGGCACTTATTTTAGGGAGCGTTTCTGTCGTGAGCAGGATCCGCGTCAGTGCAGCTTGCGAGGCCACCGGCCTCACGCCGCGCGGCCTGCAGGCGATGGCGGCACGTGGGGATATTCCCGGCGCGGCGAAGATCGGCCGCGTATGGACTTTCGATGAGGCTAAGCTGTCGCGATGGATTCGCGAGCTGGAGCAAGCGACATGGCAAAAGGCGCTGGGCGCAACCTCTATCGGCGCGGATCGACGTACTGGGCGCGGGTCCAAATTGCCGGGCGTGACGTGCGGCAAAGCCTACGCACGAGCAATCGGGCTGAGGCAGTCAAGCGGCTCGAAACTATCCTAAAGGATGCAGAGCGCATTCGCTTCGGCGAAGAGGCCAGACACAAGTACGAGGACGCCGTGGTGCTGTGGGCCGAGTCGGGCTTTGGGGGCGTCAAACCTCGAAGCGCGGCGCGCTACCAAACCAGCCTCAGAATGTTGCACGAGCACTTCTCGCCGCTCCACCTCGACCAGATCACCGCGCGGCGCATTGGCGAATATGTCCGCAACCGGCGGAAGGATGGCGCCACCAACGCAACGATTCGTCGCGACCTGTCCGCCCTCTCCCGCTGCATCGCTCACGCCAACGCGCACGGCTGGGGCGAAGACAACGCCGCGAAGAACTGGGATCGGTCAGTGATTCGCGAGCGCAAGTTCATCATGGAGCGCGTTGACGAAGCATCGCTTAAGGCGGTGCTGGCCCGCTGCTCGCCCATCTTCGGCGCCTACGTGCGCTTCCTGCTCGCTACGGGCGTGCGAGCGGATGAGGCCGCCACGATCAAGCGCGCGGCGGTGGACTGGTCCGGCGCGCGCTGCCTGGTCAATGGCAAGACGGGCCTGCGCACGATCGAACTCAGCGCCAATGCGCTCGCGATCGCCAAGGCCGTCCCGCCGTCTCTGAGCAGCCCCTTCCTGTTTTGGGCCTCACACGGCGGACGCTTCACGGCCCCCTCTCAGCGCTTCACCACGGCCCGCGTGTCGGCACAAAAGGCGGCACGCAAAGCAGAGCAGCCCTTCAAGCACTTCCGCCTCCACGATTTGCGCCACGAGTACGCAATTCGCTATCTAGAAGCGGGCGGTTCGCTGTATGCCCTGCAAAAGCATCTGGGCCATTCGAGCATCAAGACGACGGAGCACTACTGCGCCTTCATCACCCCGGAGCAGGCCGAACGCGCGAAGGGGCCGGCACAAACGACGGCACAGACGCAACGGATTGCCGCCCTCAACCTGTTGGCGGCAAAGGAGGAATCGGAGGATGCGTGAAGAACTGCAAATCCGCGAACCCCGGTTCAATTCCGGGCGAGGCCTCCAACCTTCCCTCCGACATCCGAAGCAGCTGCAATAGCGCTCGATTTCAAGACGTTGGCAAAATTGGTGAACCAAACCTTCCGCATTAACCTCGCGTTTACCGGTTAGTGCGATCTTCACCTTGTCTTCCCTTGGAGACACCCCACCATACCCAACGCCTTCGAGGGCCCCGAAAGGGGCCCTCGTTTTCCTTTGAGTGTGGCTATTCGCCTATCGATAGCTGGCATCCAGGGCTTTTCCCCTGGCGCCGAACTTGATAGTAAGCCCGCCGCTGGCCTTCGCGCCGGCCAAAGTGTTCCTCGGTAGCTCAGTGGTAGAGCATCCGACTGTTAATCGGATGGTCGTAGGTTCGAATCCTACCCGGGGAGCCATTTTCTTTTAATCAGGCCCGAGCCCGC